GATCCCACCTTCACCAGTCCCCCCCCGGTCACCCCGAAAATCGAGAATGGTCGAAATGGTTAATTCGCCATTTATCGAACAATGGCGGCCGCGCGGGCCATTTATCCAAAGAATGGCGGCGACCGGCAAAGAATGGCGGCGACCGGCAAAGAATGGCGCCCGCGCGGCCAAACAATGGCGACGCGGCGCGGCTATTTGTCGAAACAATGGCGGCCGCGCTGCTATTTGTCGAAACAATGGCGCGGATTAATGGCGCGCCGGCCGGCGGCGTCGGATCCGGGCGCCGATGGTCTGTTCGGGCTGCCGGCGCGGCGCCGCGGCCGGCACGAACGCGCGATGGAAGCGACCATCAGGCTGTGGCGGTCCCAGGGCAAGACGGTCGACCCGGCGGCGTCGGTGTCGCTGCGGTCGCAAGCGGCCGCGGTCGACCTCGCGGAAGTGAAAGCGGATTACTGGCACATCGGAAACGCGAATCGGGTGCTGATGGAACTCCGCGCCGGGTACATCGACGACCGGATAGCCGGGACGGACCCGTTCGACGCGTTCCTACGCGAGATGTCCGACGATGACGGCGACGATGCTGCCGCCGGCGCCGGCGCCCAGGTTCGCGACCGCCCGGCCTGACGGTCCCAGTAGCGGCGCCCGGGTCGCGAAGCTGTCCCGCGCGTTCGGCCGGCCGTTCATGCCGTGGCAGCACACAGCTTCCGATCTGATCAACGTCCGCGACCCGCTGACCGGCCGCCGGCGGCTGCCGTTCGTGCTGGTCACCATCCAACGGCAAGCCGGCAAAACGACGCTGGTACTCGCGGAAGTGCTCGACCGCTGTCTGTTCGGCGGGCCGCGGCGCCGGGTCTGGTACACCGCGCAGAACGGGCAATATGCCCGGGACATCTGGGCCGAACTGGTCGACGAACTGGACGGGCCCAGCTCGCCGCTGGCCGGCCGGCTGCGGATCCGCAGACAGTCCGGCAGCGAAATGTGCATGTTTCCCAACGGGTCGACGTTCCGGCCGTTCCCACCGACCCGGGACGCGTTGCACAGCAAACAGTCGGACCTGGTCATCGTCGACGAAGCGTGGAGACACGGCGCGACCCGCGGCGCGGAACTCATGCAGGGCATCGGGCCGACCCAGGCGACCCGCCCGGGCGCCCAGGTGCTGCTGACCTCGACCGCCGGCGCCATCGACACATCGACATTTCTCAAACCGCTGGTCGACCGCGGCCGCGCCGGCGATCCGGCCATTTCCTACCTGGAATGGTCCATTCCTGACGACGTCGACCCGTTCGACCTGGACGCGGTCGCCGCATATCATCCGGCGGTCGGCTACACCATCGACCGAACGTTTATCGAACGCGAACGCGGGATCCTGGACGATATGCCCGGCGAGTTCGCCCGGGCCTACGGCAACCGCTGGACACAAACACTGGAACGGGTCATCGACCCGGCTGCCTGGGCGGCTGCGGCGACCATCGCGACGATGCCCAGCGGGCCCGTCGTGCTCGCCGCCGACATCGCGCTGGACCGCTCCCGCGCCGCGATCGTTGCGTGTCGAAACGGGCTGCTGGAAGTCGTCGCGTCCCGGCCCGGCACCGACTGGATCGCCGGCGAACTGCTGGCCGTCATCGCGGCGCAGCGGCCGGCCGCTGTCATCGTCCAACCGACCGGGCCCAGTGCCACGCTGGCCGATGATCTGGCGCGGGCCGATGTCGACCTATTCCCAGTCACCGCAGCGGTCTACGCGGCCGCCTGCGCCCGCTTCGAAGATGACCTGACGAACCGCCGGATCCGTTACCGGATCCATCCCGCGTTGGATGCCGCGGTCGACGGCGCCGCGAAGCGACCATTTGGCGAAGGCTGGGCCTGGGGACGCCGCAACGCTGCGGCGCCGATCTGTGAACTGGTCGCCGGGACGCTCGCGAGCTGGGCCGACCAGCACCGCCCGCCGGCGCCGGTCCGACCGGTCACCGACGCCGGGGACAAAAACCAGGCGAAACAGCGTGACAGACAGCGGGCCCGCGCGTCTCATAAGGGAAGGGGAACGGCCGCCGATCGGCGGCGGCCGCCCGGTCGGAGGATATCGAAATGATTGTTTGTACAGCCGCGGGCTGCGGCGAGACCATCGGCGCGGGTCTGACCGCCCGGGCCGCGCGGATGCTGGCGCGGCAGTCCGGCTGGACAGCGGTGACGCGGGCGCCGTTCCGCTGCCCAACGCATCGGCTGGAAGCGCTCAACGCGATCCGTGCGAGCAACGGACTAGCACCGAAGCCGGCGGAAATGCGATGACAGCGCAGCGAACCTGGACGGCGCAGCGAACCTGCGGCTGGTGCGGCGTGACGATGTCCCAGCGGGCGCTGTATCTGACCGACGACTACGGCGCCGGCGCGGACTGGCGCTGCCGGTCGGCCCGACAATGCGCTAGGCGCTGGACCGAACGCGTCGAACGGGCCCGCGCTGACCGCGAGCTGACGTAACGGGCCCGGGCGGCCTAGCTCGCGACTGGGCCCCTTGCGTCATATACGGCCGCCACACGAACCCGGGCCCCGGGAATTGTAAGGCTGCCTTGCGTCTGTGCGTGACAGTGACGCGCCCGGGGCCCGGTCACACCGGCCCGGGCGCGTTCGTGTCTCCTGGGCGATCCTGGGGGCCGTTCTGCCGGGTCTGTCACGGTTTCCGACCAAACTTGACGTCATGCCGGCCCGTCTCATTCAGATCGAAGGTTCGGCGCCGTGGCAAGCGCGCTGCGCGTGCGGCTGGCGGTCCGACCCGCTGCCCAGCAAAGCGGACGCTGACCGGAAAGCGGAACGGCACCGCGCCGGCGTACACCGCCGATCGGCGGTCGACGCCGCCCGGCAGCGCCGGCACCGGCTGAACGCTGCGGCGTCATGATCAACCCGTTCCGGGCGGCCGGACTCGCGGCGACGCTGCCCGCGCCGCGCACCGTGCCGATCGGATCCGCGCTGCCGCTACAGCCGCAGATCGAAGCCTGGACCGATCATCAGCTGGACGGGCTGGTCTGGTCCGACATCCTGGGCATTCCGACCGAAGACGTCCCGCTGTCTCGAGCGGCCGCGATGGCGGTCCCGGCGATCGCTCGAGCGCGGCATCTCACCGCCGGCACCATCGCGAAGATGCCGCTGCAGCAACTGGCCGGCGACGTCGTGACACCGGTTCAGCCGTACTGGTGCCAAGGATCGAACGGGCAGCTGGGCGACCTCGCGGACGACGCGGTCCGCCGGCTGGGCGTCGGTCACCAGTCGACCTGGTGGCGGTCGCTGTGGACGGTCGACGACTTCATCTTCTATGGCGTGTCGGTGTGGCTGGTGACCCGTTTCTATGACACCGGCAAGCCGGCGGAGCTGGCGCGACTCCCCCGCGGCGTGTGGAACTGGAACGACGCCGGCGACGTCACCGACCTGGACGGCGCCGCGATCGACAATCGGCTGCTGCGGATCATCCCGGGCCCGCATGAAGGCATCCTCAACTTTGCCCAGCGGACCATCCGCGGCGCGACCGACCTGGAACGGACCGCGGCCGATGTCGCGCGCCGCCCGTTCCGGGTGCTGATACACCAGACCACCGACATCACGCTGGATCCGCTGGAACGGCAAGCCATCATCGGGGACGTTCGGCGCGCTTTGCGCGATAACGACGGCGTGCTGTTCACCAATGCCGCGCTGGAAGCGACCGCCATTCCGATCGACTCATCGGCGCTGTTGATCGACGGCCGGAACGCTGCGGCGCTGGACATCGCGCGGGATGTGTCGATGCCGGCGGCGATGTTGGACGCGTCGACGCCGGGCGCGTCGCTGGAATATGCGACTTTGCAGGGCCGGAATCAGCACTGGATCGACTATGGGCTGTCCCTGTACATGGAAGCGCTGACCGCGCGGCTGTCGATGGATGACGTAGTGACGCAAGGGAACCGGGTCGCGCTGGACGTTTCCGATCTGACCTCGCCCGTCCCGGGCGCGACCGGCCCGACCAGAGAGGATTAGACCCGATGCTGTTACAGCTACAGGCACCAGTTCCGGCGGTCACCGCGGCCGCCGACGCGCGGACGCTGAACGGCACCGCGCTGCCCTACGGCGTACCGGGGCGAACATCCGCCGGGACGGTCACCGTCGACGCCGGGGCGGTGACCGTCCCGGCGGATCTACGCCGGGTCAAGCTGTTC